TATTACTTTCTGAATAAAAGGATTAGTGTACACATCATAACTGCTTAACAAGGCAAGTAAAGAAATGATTACAGGTATCCAGAAACGAAAAGAACTACGGCGTTTGTAACGTAGATACATATTCCCTTTGTCGCTAATGACGTATTTTTTGAAGTTTTTAGGGGAGTTATCTACAAGACTGAATTTACAAAGAAATTGGTATCTTTGCTTTTTGCGAACAGTTTCCTTATAAACACCTGTGAACTTTATGCGTATGAGTAAAAGATGTTCATATATTGATAGTTCTAATTCGTTGAATGGTGTTGGCATAATGTATCCTCCTGTAAGCATTTTAAATAAAGTATATGAGCTGTAACAGAATTAGGCAAGATATTTCCAAGCACGTAACATAACAAGGAGGCATTTATATGGTAACAGCAATAGTATATGTATCAATGATACTTATTTTAATTGGTATAGCAGTTCAAATAAGTAAGAACATCCTAAGAAAAGAATTTGGCTTACATGATGAAGCCGGAGGAGCGCTTTATAAAATAATACGGAAACGCTGCCTTGTTATAGGCTGCAGAAACAAGGCTGAAGTATTTTTTGGATGGCGTTCGGGTGTATGTAAAGAATGTTACGACAGAATATTTAAGTCAAAAAATGTAACTATTTCAAGCAAGTAACATACAAGGAGGTGAGAGCGTGAGAGAGAATACAGATGAATTAATAGACAAGCTGGCAGACAACATTGTTGGTGAGGTTTTAAATGAAACAGGCACTAAGGAAAATGAGCAGGAGTGTTTATCTGAAAGAATAGAGAATGCTGTTGGATTACAGGAATGGAGAAATTGGACAACAGGTGAATTAATAGTAGATGGCAAGTTATTTACTGGTGAAAGTGCTAAGAGAGCTACTCAGATTGTTAAAGCATTAGATGGTTTAACAATCCGAGAAGCTCAGGACTTGTTAGAGAGAGTAAATATACATTTACTTAACTTTGTAGTTACCACAGATAGATGAGATCAGCTTAAGGAGTGAAGAATGATAAAGAGAAAAAACACAATAATAGCAGCTTTAATATTAGGTGCATCATTAACAATGACAGGTTGTAGTGAAGCAGATAAAGTTAATTACAATATGTCAAAGCAGGCAGATTATTTTGAGTGTGAACGAAAAATAACAGTATACAACGCACGTACAGATAAAATCATTATGGAAGCAGAAGGCTATATGAGCATAAGCAATGATAGTGAAAATGAACTTGTATGTACGGTTAAAACCGGCGCAGATGAATACAGAAAGAATTACATATATCTCAATGATTACACAATGTATGTTGTTGAGGATATAACAGGAACACATTCAGACCCATATCATTACAAGATGTATTTTCATACAGAAAGTCTTATTGATGTGGATACAAGACCATAAAAAGGAGAAGATATGAACACAACAGCAGTAGCAATAACAACGATTATCTGCATAACAATATTAGTTTTATGCAGAGATGATAAGAAGAGGTGATATTATGGCACATTTTAATTCAAGTGAGGCAAGAGCAGCACAGGATAAGTACTGTGAAGAGAATGGGTATCCACACTTTGCACCAGAAAGTGGAAAATGTTGGAGTTGCAATAGTGATATTTATGCACAGATTAACCACGGCGGATATAAAACTGGAATTTCAGTAGAAGAAGCCGGCTCAACATTAATAACAGGCTGTCCACATTGTCACATATCATATTGTGATTAAAAGCAGTAATCAGGACAATCAGCAGAAGCATATAAGACAGTAAGCTTCGATGAGGTGAAATAGATGAACATAGTAATAAAGATTATAGAAGGTGACAAGATTATCGATTATGAGTCGCTTTCGGATAAGAAGAAGAAGGAATATGGACAGAAACTTAATGAGCAGGCATTAGCGGCATTAGGCTATGTCAGAAAGGAGTAAGAGGATGTAGAACATTTTGAAGTAAAAGAGTGTTCTGCAAATAAGAATATGATGTATACAAAGGCGCAGCAGCATTTTAATGATACTGAAAGAGATAAGGACTGGATTACATCACTTGTGGCAATTCCAGATGATAATTTGTATCAACGATTATTTGAATTATCAAAGCAGTACGGAATGATAAAGGTAGAATTTTACGTTGATGCGTCATCAACAGACAACCTTTATGTAAAAGTGTGCAAATGCAACATTACAAAGAAATAGAAAAAAGCCGGCACTGGAATTTTATGGGTGCATATAAAAATTACTCTTAATTATTATATGAAAAAACTCATAGAAAGTCAAGCATACGGGCGAAAACAGTCCGCTTTTGTAACTTTATTAATATATTAAAGTTAGAACATTTTAACAGGGGGCAGGTATGGCATACAGAAAAGATGTATGGCGTTTCCCTGGCTCTAATGAATATGAGTATAAGTTCATAGGTAATTATGGAGCAAAGGGAGAAAAACGACATAAGAAACAGAAAGCCTCTCCGGAACAGATAAGAAAACAAAATCAGAGGAACAAAGAAAAGAGAATACGAAGGTTAATAAAGGCTAACTTCAAAGAAGGTGATATGTGGGTGACTCTTAAGTATTCAAAAGGAACTAGAAAAAGTATTGAAGAGGTAAAAGATAATCTCACAAAGTTTCTTAACAGTATGAGAACACAATACAAGAAAAGAGGACATGCACTTAAGTTCATATATCGTATTGAAGTAGGTGCTAAAGGTGGAGTACATATTCACATTCTTATAAACAGAATAGACCAGGCTAATACGGATGAGATAATAACAAAGTGCTGGAAGAGATTTGGACATGTTAATTATCAAAATATATATGAGGCAGGAGGATATGCTGACCTTGCTGCATATATAGTCAAAGAGTATGAAGAAAATACAGAAGAGTATGAGCAGCTTAGTCTGTTTGAAGAGTATGAACAGAAGGAACTCATAAAGTATTCAAGTTCACGTAATCTTATACGACCAGAGCCGGAGAGAACAGATTACAGCCGGAGAACTGTCCGTAAGCTCATTGATGACGGACCAAAACCAGCAAAAGGATATTTCATAGACCCTGATTCTATAGTGAAAGGGCAAAATCCATATACAGGTATGAGTTATCTGTATTATACGGAGTACAAGCTTACAAGGGATGGCCCACCACCGGGAGGGATAATATGAGGCATGTAAATATATACACGGAAACAACATTTAAAGGATTAAAAACACAAAATGGTGTTATTGGCTATGTATTAGAACTTATCACAAATAAAGAACCCATAACGCTTGATAGTACAGAGATAATTCACGATATGAAGCCAAACAAGGCAGAGCTGGCAACAGTAATTAAAGCTTTAAAACGTATGAATGAGAAATGTGAATTAACAATATTCACAGAGTCATCATATGTGGCCAATGCATTTAATTCAGGATGGATGGCTGCATGGAAAGAGAATGGCTATAAAACGGCAAGAGGAAAAGATGTGGCTAATCGTGAAGAATGGGAACAGTTAGATGAATTGCTGACAGGTCATATATATGAGTTCAGGCTTCAGGAGGAACATTCATATAGAAACTGGCTAAAGGAGCATGTAAACAAGGTAAAGGAGTATGAAAATGTTTGATATATTTGGAGAATTTGACAGTGCAGAAGAAATAAATGAAGCGGCAGCAGCACAACTGGCAGAAGGTGACATAGAAGCAATAATGACTATAGCAAGAGAGAATGGCATTGATGCAGATGATGCACAGGATTACATAGATGGCACTACGGATGAGCTGTGTTCACAACTTATGGCCGCATTTGGAAAAATAGAGGTAGAGGCAGCAGAGCTAAAGCCTAAGGAGATAATAGAAGACTGGGTTAATTACATAAAAAAGAGATGCACAGAATCAGAAGATATGGCAAGAGCAGTAAGAAGTGAAGGTAAGAGAGTTAAAGGCTGTATTGCCATGCTTCTTAAGTGGAGCTGGGAAAATTCTTATTCAGTCGATAAAGACATAATACATTTATCCGGTATAAAAGGTCCGAGCGCTGTCAAGATGGGTATTCCAGGAATGGCAACAGCATACAGGCTTATAGATGAATATTATCTTGGAGGTGATAAGCATTGAGAAAGTCAGAGGTATTAGCATATGCAGGACGTAAGACCAGGTCAGGAAAAAATACATTGATAGCAGATATTGTGGATATAGGTGGTAAGGAACATCTGATAATAGACTTATACAGCAATAGAGAGCTTATATACAGAATGGCATTTAACGATATGGAATATGCACATTATGATTACAAGAGTAAAAAATGGGATGCAATAGTATGCTCATACAAGAAGCCACATAGAAACGAAATAAACAATGCCAATATAGGTGAGGAAGATAGGGAAAATATTTTAAAGTTTTACGGCAGAAACAAGAAAGATTATCAGGATTACACAGATATCATATGTGATATAGAGAACCTGGCAGATACAAGAAAAGACAAGGTAAGGCATGAAAGGGAAGGGAAAGAAAAAGAACAGTTAATGAAACTGGTTCCCAAAGCGCCAAAGATACTACATGAGGCAATAAATATATATGTTTGTCAAGGCAATATAATATATTATAAACGAAAAGGAAATAAAGCTGATTATCACTGTTGTCAATGCGGTATGGATTATACAAGGAGAAACAAATCATTAGAAGGATATGAAGATTCAATATTTGGGCCATTAGCAAAAGTCCCTAGAGTGTATGAAACAGATAAATGCCCATATTGTAAAAAGCAAGGAATTTTATTGCAGATGGGACATGCTAAAACAACGATGCAGGTCTTTGAAATACTGCTATATCAATTAGCTAAAGATGGTAAGACGTTAATAGTAAGAGGGTATCGTATTAATGCACACAGAAGCCAATATGATGAATGTAAGGTAGTATACAATGAATATGCCTTATCATTCCTAAGACCTGGATATGAAAGAATATATCAGATATGGGGAGATCATATCAAAAAGTCAACACACTTTAACATTGATAAAGATTGTGATGTACATGAGCTTGGTAGCAGTATTATATCAGAAAGCAGTCTTAAGTATTACCCTTCAAATATGACAAGACTTATATGTGCTGTGGTAGAAAAAGAGACCAATCATGTAATAGCAAAATACAACACATTAAGAACATATGCAAACGCACCAGCAATAGAAAGTCTGTACAAGATTGGACTTTATAACATATGCAGAAGTCTTATATGGAGCGGTGGACACACAAGAGATATAAAAAAGACGGCCAAAGAGGCAGCAGATATACTTATGGTAAGTAAAGAGGGCTTTGGGTACATAAGAAGGAACGCAAATGATGATAGATATATACTCGAAATAATAAGATACATGGAGAAAAATAACATACCACTTAATGATAACAATATTGAGATTATAAAAAGTTTAGAAATACATCATTCTTCTAAAAACGCAATAATGACAACTCATTTACTCATGTATCAGAGCATACAGAAGCTTTACAACTATCTCAATAAGCAAAAACACAGCTATGATTCAATTACTGATGTGCTTAATGAATACTATGATTATATAAAACAACGAGAATCACAGGAAGATGATCTTAGTAATACAGTATATTTAAGACCACGGGATTTACATACAACGTATATGACATTGTTAGATGATGTAGAACACTTAAAGAATGAGAAGTATATAGCTGAGATGAGTGAAAAATACAAAAATATAAGAGAACGTTCAGCAAAGATTCCTAAGAAATATACGTGGCAGCAGGCAGACTTTCTTATAAGACCAGCGAAGAGTGCAGAAGAGATAGTTATGGAGGGTAGACTGTTACATCACTGTGTTGGAAGTGATGCACAGGGATATATGAAAAGATTTAATGAAGGAAAAGGCTGGATATTACTGGTAAGACACATACAGAGTCCTACAGTGCCATTTGTTACAGTAGAGCTTGTAAACAATAAGATTAGACAGTGGTATGGAATAAAAGATAGCAAGCCAGACAGAGAGAATGTTGAAGCATTTCTCAATGCGTATATACAACACATAACAGAAAAGGAGGAAAAAAGACCGCATGAATGAGTTAGAAGAACTTAAAAACTACAGTGAATACAAAGCAGCACTTGATAAGCAGATAAAAGAATCAGCGGAAGGCTTTGTAAAGATAGGTTATCTTTTAAAGCTGGCTAAGGATACAGATATCTTAAAAGATTCACAGTATAGTAATGTAATTGAATTTGCCAGAGCAGAATATGGAATTGACAAAACTATGGTATCACGTTTTATAAGTATCAATGACAGATTTTCTGAGGATGGTAACAGTCCGGTGCTTAGGACAACATATCAGGGTTTTGGATATGCTAAGCTGGCTATTATGCTTCAGCTTCCAGATACACTTAATGAGGAGCTTACGCCAGAGTATTCAAAAAGAGAGATACAGACACTTAAAGAAGAAATGGATAAGGAAAAGACAATATCAGACCTTGAAATATATGCAGAAGGAAAAGACAGCGAAAAGACAGAGCTTGAGCAGATTGTGTATAAGATATGTGAAGAGAATATAGAGGTATATGAACGTATATATAAAGCAGTTACACATGAGCAGCTTACTTCAAATTCAGTCATTAATATATTTGCACCTGCTGGAGATATGATTTATTCAGTACGTGTGCAGGGAGCAGGAAGAAAGGCAGTATCTTTCAAACAAGGAGAAGATGTATCTGTGGTAAGTCTTAGAACATCTGAAAAGGATACATATAATCCGCAGGAAGTATTAAATGCTGTTGTTAATATGATAGCGAGAAATATAGTAGACAGTAAAAATGATGCCAAGACAGTATGGCAGCAGATATATGGTATCGAATATCCAAAGAAAGATGAAGTTGCACCGGTGCAACAAAACGGCAAAACCAATTCGGAATCTAAAAAGCCGGAAAAGAAAATGAAAGTTGTAAAGGCAAAGCAGGAAGAGATACACAATATAGAAAAGTCAGTGCCAAAAGTCTCACCTATAGAACAATCAAAAGAGCTGGAAAAGCCTATAAAGACAGAATCTGAGCACATAGATGAACAGTTAGAAGGACAGAAAAATATAGAAGATTACCCGGAAGTTATGCCAGATGTGGAACAGGTAGAAGGAACGGTAGAAAATATTCCGTTGGAAGATGAGAAGTTGAGCGAAAATAAGAACGATAAATATAGGAACCCAGCAGATATCCGAAATAATATCCTGACTGCAATCACTAATATTAAATTTGCATTAGAAGTTAATGAAGATATTACGAATAACATTATAGACAGACTTATAGCATTAACAGATAACATAAAGACGGAGCTTAAAGAGCTTAAGAAGACAGGAGGCAGCAGATGAAAGTATATATAAGCTTACCAGTAACAGGAGTAAAAGGTTATAAGGAAAGAGCAGAAGCAATAGAAAAATTACTGACGGAAGCAGGACAGACAGTTATTAATCCTGTAACAATCTGTGAAAAACTACCAGAGAAAACAACACACAATGAGTATATGAGCATATGTCTTCCACTTGTTGATATGTGTGATGCGATAGTGTTTGATGAGGGCTGGGAGTCATCAAGAGGATGCAATCTTGAAATGGTAAGAGCTATGGAAAATAAAATAGAAATAGGATTTATAAGGGAGAATACATGGGAAAATCAAAACAAGCAAAAGCACACGAATTTACAGAAGCTGCCAGGCAGCAGATTTATATCAGGGACAATTACAGATGCATTTTCTGTCTTAAAAACTATAATATGCAAAAAGCCACATGGTATGCAAAATCGATACTAAGTGTTATGCATTATATACCAAGGTCAAAGGGCGGGCTTGGTATACCACAGAATGGAGCATTAGGATGCCAGTATCATCACAATATGTTTGATAATGGCAATCAGGGAAAAAGGCAGGAAATGTTAGAAATATTTAAGAATTATCTTAAACATTTTTATCCAGACTGGGATGAAAGCAGTCTTGTATATAAAAAGTGGTAAAAAAAGAGAAGCTGATAGCCTCAATTATCTGCTGTCAGCTTCCTCTCTCAATCGAACATATGTATTGTATCACGATAATACATATTGTGCAATAGAAAATATTAAAGGAGAAGGGAAGCGGAATATGGCAGCAGATATTAAAGAGGCATTAATACAGTATTGTGACGTTAAGCAGGAGTATGATGACATAAGAACAAGAAGAGATACACTTAAAAGAGATATTGAGAGAATGGAAAAGGAGCAGATTAGTGTAATTGATTCTGTGACAGGTGGAAATGGAGGTATACAACATTATAAGATAGAAGGATATCCATATCCTGAATATAGCAGAAAGAGGACACTGCTTATAGCAAGGGACAATCAACTTCAGGTATATGAAATTAAACTGTTGGAGATAACGAATGAGGTTGAGAGATTTATAGAGAAAATTGAAAATAGTAGAATGAGAAGAATGATTACATATAGATTTCTTGACGATTTAACGTGGTTTCAGGTTGCACAGCGAATGGGTAAACATCACACAGAAGAAAGTTGTAGAAAGGCAGTAGAAAGATTTTTGAAAGAAATTTAAAGTTTGTCCGATATGTCCGCTTTTTCTGTGGTAATATTTAAGATGGAACAGATGCAAAGAGCACTGGTACCCAAAAACTCCTAAATTATTGATAATATCCCCTCTTAAAAGACACTGATATTAGATTGTCAGTGTCTTTTATTATGCATTTTCAAGAGTGGATTAAAATGTTAATAAATGTTAATAGAAAGGGGGTACATAAGAAATGAAACCAAAGCAGGTAAAGTGCCTGGAATTAATGGTTCAGGGCGAATTAACAGATAAAGAAATTGCAGAGGCAATTAACATTTCTCCCAAAACAATATGTGAGTGGAAGAAAAATAATGAAGAGTTTCGCCGTGAGTACAATAGAATGATACGCTCAAGTCTGCAATATGCTGCCCCTAAAGCTTTTAGAAAACAGGAAACATTATTAAATTCTAAGAATGAGATGGTTGCTTATCTTGCAGCAAAAGACTTGATGGATAGGGCAGGTCTTAATCCTATAGAAAAGATAGAAGCCAATGTAAACGATACAACCAAGAATGAATTACAGGAGCTTCTTGCACAGCGTAAAGCAAGGGGTGAGCAAGATGCTTCTAAGTAATAAATACTGGGATTACATAGACACACTTGCAAGAGCAGAGTTCTTAGAGGGTTCAACTGCATCCGGAAAGACAACAACAGTAGCTGTTAAGTTCATTATGAATGTAGCTGAATCAGATATGAAGCTGCATGTTATAGCCGGTAATACAACAGGTGTTATTGAGAAGAATATAATAAATGCTGATATGGGATTGCTGCAGATATTTCCCAATCTTGAATACTGTGGTAATGGTGACAAGGAGAACAAGCTACCACATATTAAGTTCAGAACAGGCAGCGTTACAAAGATAATATATGTTCTCGGTTACGATAATGCCAGCAAGTGGAAGAATGCCTTGGGTTCACAGTTTGGATGTGTGTGGGTAGATGAGTGCAATACAGCTAACATAGACTTCATACGAGAGATATTCGGACGTTCTGAATACTTTGTAGGTACACTTAATCCGGATGCGCCTACGCTGCCAATATATTCAGAGTACATCAATCACGCAAGACCGATTGATAAGTACAAGGCAGATGTGCCGGAAGAGATATGGAAGGACCTTAACGGTTGTGAGCCTATTAAAGACTGGGTGTATTGGTTTTTCAGGATGGAAGATAACATATCTATGACACCTGAAAAAATAGAACAGAAGAAATTAAGTTATCCTCCTGGCACTAAGATACATAAAAACAAGATATTAGGATTACGAGGCAAGGCTACAGGTCTTGTCTTTTCTAATTTCTGTAAGAGGCATATCCTTACCAAGGAGCAGGCAAAGACATACATTAAACGTGATAAAGACAAAACACAGGATGAATATTTCATAATATTCACCAGTGGACTTGATACAGCCTATTCAACAAAGAGTCCGGATACTATTGCTATGTCCTTTATGGGGATAACCAATAAGGGCAAGCTGATTGTGCTTGATGAAAAGGTATATAATAATGCAGCACTTGAAATTCCCATAGCTCCATCTGATACAGTAAGGAATTACATAAACTTTTTGGAGCGTAATAGAATTGAATGGGGCGGAATGTCAAAGAATGTGTTTATAGATAATGCAGACCAGGCAACAATAACAGAGTTTGCAAAGTATAAGAGAGAACACATTGACTGCCAGTATATATTTAACAATGCATATAAGAAAGTAACAATAATAGACAGAATTAACTTACAGCTTGGCTGGATGTCCTTTAATGACGACAAGGGCAGAGAGCCAAGCTTTTATATTGTCGATACATGCACGAATTATAAGACAGAGTTAGAAACGTATTCGTGGCTTGAAGATAAGGACTGTGAGCCGGAGGATGGCAACGACCACATGGTAAACAGTGTGCAGTATGGCTGGATACCTTATTGTAGCAGGATAGGTATAGAGAATAAGACATAATTCCAGATAGGAGAGTGAGAGAGGTGAACATATTTACAAGTATGGCAGAGAAGATAAAAACAGGAATAAGAACGTGGCTGCACATCCAGCCGGCTGTTAATGGATCCATAAGCATACAGGAAACTCTTGATTACGAGGGAAATGCCATAAAGAACCAGATATGGTACAGAGGTGAGAGTGAAGAATTGTCACAGCTATACAGCCAGATAGATGGTGACAAGACAAGGTTCTGGTCTGCATCCTGTACAATAGGTATGGAGATAAGAAAGATACACGTAGGTCTCCCTGCTATGTTATGCGATATGCTGGCCAGTATAGTAACAGATGATATGAATTTAATAGATGCTGGTAGCAGGCAGACAGAATGGGATAAGATAGCAGAGGAAAATGATTTTATTGAGCTAGTTAAGCAGGCAATAACAGAAACGCTTTATATCGGTGATGGAGCATTCAAGATATCGTTCGATACGAACCTTAGCAAGTATCCTATATTGGAATTCTACTCTGGTGATAAGACAGAGATTATCAGGGACAGGGGAAGAGTTAAGGAGATAGTGTTTAAGACAGTGTATAACGTTCAGAGACAGGAATATGTATTACTTGAACATTATGGCATAGGCTACATACATTATGAGCTTACAAGAGGCGGTAGGGAATATGATTTAAGTGTTATACCGGAGCTGGCACATCTTAGTGATGTTACCTGGAATGACAAGTTTATAATGGCTGTTCCTCTTCTGTTTTATAAGTCAGCCAAGTATCAAGGACGAGGCAAGAGCATATTTGATGCAAAGATAGATAACTTTGATGCGCTGGATGAAGCATGGTCACAATGGATGGATGCCTTAAGGAAGAATAGAACAAAGGAATATATACCGGAGAATATGCTTCCAAGGAATCCCCTGGATGGAAAAGTGCTAAAGCCTAATGCTTTTGATAATGCCTATATACAAACAGATGGCAGCATGGCAGAAGGTACAGTTAATAAGATAGAGCTTGTACAGGGCAATATCCCACACGAAAGCTATCTTGCAACATATATCACAGCGTTGGATCTTTGTTTACAGGGGATTATGAGCCCATCAACATTAGGCATAGATGTTAAGAAGCTGGATAATGCGGAGGCACAGAGGGAGAAAGAGAAAGCAACGCTTTACAGCAGAAATAACATTGTAGAGCGGCTTCAGAAGGTTCTTCCAAAGCTTGTTATAGCAACGTTCAATTCTATAGACACATATAACAAGACAGCTATAAAGGAAATAGATATTGATGTAACATTTGGCGAATATGCGAACCCATCCTTTGAAAGCCAGGTAGAAACAGTCAGCAAGGCTAAGCAGGGCGGCATTATGAGCATAGAGGCATCTGTTGATGAATTGTATGGAGATACCAAGGATGACAAATGGAAGCAGGAAGAGATAGCAAGGCTTAAGGCTGAACAGGGGATATCTAATATGAAAGAGCCGGCACTTAATATGCAGGCAGATGGGTTTACAGTTGATGGTGCTGATAACAATTTTATAGGTTTTGATAACAAATGAGGTAGCTTATGGCACTTAATACAGACTATGACATAGAGAAAGCTTTTAGAGCAATAGAAGATGAACTGATAGCCTCTATGATGCGTAATCTTGACAATCATAGGGCAGAAGAGATTGAAATGGGTTTTAACTGGACACAGTGGCAGGTAGAGCAGATTAAGGCTTTGGAGCGGTATAAGGCTGAGAATAAAAAGAAGTTTACAAAGCAATTCAGTAATATAAATGGTTCAATAGATGCTATGATATTTGCTGCCAGACAGGCAGGCGGTACAGAGCAGGAACAGAAGATATTAAGAGCAATTAAAAAAGGACTTAAAGCATCTAAAGTGTCACAGGGCGCTGAAGGTGCTTTTTTCAAATTAAATACCAGGAAGTTAGATGCGCTTATAAAAGCCACAAAGGCGGATTTTGCTAAAGCTGAACATTCTATGCTAAGAATGTCGGAAGATAAATACCGGCAGATAATATTCAATGCTCAGGTGTATGCGAATACGGGTGCAGGAACATATGAGAAGGCAGTTGATATGGCTACAAGAGATTTTCTTAAAGCTGGTATTAACTGTATTGAATATGCGAATGGCAGCAGGCATACAGTAAAGGATTATGCCAGAATGGCTATTCAGACAGCCAGCAAGCGTGCATATCTAACTGGAGAGGGAGAGATGAGACAGTCATGGGGAATTAGTACAGTTATTATGAATAAGCGTGCTAATGCCTGTCCTAAGTGTCTTCCATTTGTTGGTAAGGTGCTTATAGATGATGTATGGAGTGGCGGTAAGGCATCTGATGGTCCTTATCCGCTTATGTCATCTGCAATAGCTGCGGGGTTGTACCATCCAAATTGCAAAGACGTACATACAACATATTTCCCTGAGTTGGATGAGGAGCCAGATAGTAAGTTTACCAAGGAAGAATTAGAAAAGGTCAAGGAAGATTACAAGCAGGACCAGAAGCAGCAGTATGCAGGCAGAATGGTTGAGCAGTTTGACAGGCTGTCTAAGTACTCATTAGACCCGGATAACAAGAAAGTGTATGCAGCGAGGAAGGAACAATGGGAGAATGTTGTTGCAAATGGACAGAAGAATGATATAATGGAATCAGACTTAAGCACATTAAAATGCAAGTTAAGGAATGATTCAGATATAGAGAAAGAATATTATAACATTCTTAAAGAAAAGTTTTCACATGGAAATAAAGCCGCTAAGCATTTATTTGCTAAGTATGCAGGTGGTGAAACAATAGATGTATCAATGTATGAAGGTACTGCACATTTTAATACCAAAACAAAGAAAATATCTATGCATTATAAAGCTGATATGAGGAATATAAGAGGTGCAGGGACTACTTGGTATCATGAACATGGACATTTGATAGATGATTCACTTGGTATGGTATCGAGGGACGAACATTTTAAAGAATTACTAGAACAGGACACATTCCAATATAGAATAAAATATGGAAAAGAGCATAATTTAAAAACATATGACAAAGTAGATAGAGCAATTAGTAATGATTTACAAGATATAAGAAGACATTCTGCTGTATCGGACTTATTAGATGGATTAACAAAAGGGAATATTAGAGGTTGTGCAGGGCATAGTATTGATTATTGGGACAATCAAGAAAATATTACATCGGAAGCTTTTGCACATATGTTTGAAGCACAATTTGACGAGGTGCACTATAAAGAGATGCAGAAATATTTCCCCAAATCATTAGAGTATTTTGAAAAGAAATTGAAGGAGGTAGCAAGGTGATAAAGAAACTAAAAGATGCAAGAATAAAATTTGTGAATCATTTTAAATATTCTCCAGAGTTCCCTCCTGATTTATATTTTGACCAAGAAGAATATGCTGAATTATTGTTGAAATGCATAGAAGATGATTTTGATTATACAATTGAGAAATATGGAACAGTAGTGCCAAAGAAAATGCCAAGACCAGAAATAATATGGGATTAACAGCCACCAGTCGATAGATTGGTGGTGTTTTTATACCCAATTTTAAGAAAGTGAGGACAAGACAGTATGAAAAAATTATTTATTAGCCAGCCTATGGCAGGTAAAACAGACGAGGAAATAAAAGAAACAAGGAAAAAGGCAATAGAATATGCAGAGCTGCTATTAGGTGAGAAAGTAGAAGTTATAGAGTCTTTTTTTGAAGGAGCACCAGCAGAAGCTAAGCCATTGTGGTTTTTAGGAAAATCAATAGAACTTCTATCACAGGCTGATGTTGTATATTTTGTTAAAGGTTGGGATAAGGCTAGAGGCTGTAAAATAGAACATCAGTGTGCAGTAGCATATGATATTAAGAGAATTGAAGATTAGATTGAATAAACAGCTATAGAGCTGTTATTTTTATACCCAAGTTGCACCGGTGCAACACAATTTAATATTAGTTGATAAGCACGCATAGCAATACGCTGTGGGTGCTATTTTTATGCCCAAAACTTAATGGCACTAAACTTTAGGAAAATGCTGACGAGCGGTAAACGGAAGAAAGGAGATAGAGTGATGAGAAAGACATTGCCTATTAATTTACAGTTCTTCGCAGAGGGCGGAGATGGTAACGGCGACCAGAACGCTGGAAGTAACAATAATGGACAGGCAGGACAGCAAGGTGGTCAGAATAATCAGCAGGCGGCTGGAATTGACTATGACAAAATACAGAGCATGTTAGACACCGCAACTGCCAAGAAAGAAAATGCTGTGCTTAAAAGCTATTTTCAGCAGCAGGGACTATCCGAGGAGGAAGTCAGCCAGGCTATTGCAACATTTAAGCAGAATAAACAGCAGCAGGTAGAACAGCAGCAGAATGCTAATGCTAGTCTTCAGAACGAAGTGGCAGCAGCACAACAGCTTGCAGAACAGGCTCAGATTGAGCTTGCAGCTACAAAGGTAGCTATGACACTTGGCATTGAGGCCAAGACACTCCCATATGTGCTTAAGATGGCTGATTTTACTAAGGCTAAGGGTACAGATGGAAAGATATCAGATGATAATGTTAAAGCTGCACTTGAACAGGTCCTTAAGGATGTACCAGCACTTAAGCCAGGTAAGGAGAACAATGCTGGATTCCAGATTGGTGCTCCAGGTAACAATGAAAATGGCAATCAGGGTAATGATGATGAAATAAGAAGGTTATTCGGATTAAAGCCAAAACAGTAAAGAAAGGAATAGGATCATATGAATAATATCGAATTATCAACAATATACCTTCCAATACTTGATGAGGTGTATAAGGAAGGTGCAAAAACTTCAGTATTAGATGGTGATGAAACAACAGTAAGAAAAGGCAACAATGGTGAAATCAAGATTGCGAAGCTTGATATGGATGCACTTGGTGATTTTGACAGAAAGTCAGGTTACACAAAGGGTTCAACTTCACTTACATGGGAAACAGTTAAGTATGATAAGGAACGTTCACAGGATTTAAGAATTGATCGTCTTGATAATGATGAAACACTTGCACAGCCATTTGCTAAGTTATCAAGTGAATTCTTAAGGACAAAGGTTATTCCTGAAACAGATGCCGCACGTATCGCTAAAATCTGTGGAACTAAGGATATAACAGTAAAGGAAGAGAACATTGAAACAGGAGCTGAATTAATAACAGCGTTAAGAGCCTGTGCTAATAAGATGGATGAGGATGAAGTTCCTATGGAATCACGTATTTTATTCATCACACCTACATTAGCTTCTCTTGCGGATGATATGGACACAACTAAGTCAAGAGAAGTACTTAAGAGATTTTCTCAGATTATAGCAGTTCCACAGTCACGTATGTACACATCAATAACTCTTCATGATGGTAAGAATTCATATGGATATGAAAAGACTAAGGCAGCTTATACATTATCAGAGGATACATCACCACAGCCAGGTAAGACTTATTACACCAAAGAAAGTGAGGGTAATTACAAGGTTATTAGTAATCCAAGTGGTACACAGGTTTCCAATTATGAGATGACAACTAAGCCGGCAAAGGATGTTAACTTTTTATGTGTTGAGAAGTCTGCAGATGTAACAGCTATGGACCAGTACATTAAGTACTTTAGTCCAGATCAGGACCAGGATGGAGATAGTCATGTATTCAAGTATCGTAATAATAACCTTTATGGTCACGTATACGAGAATAAGACTGCAGGTGTATATGTATCACATAAGGATAATTAAGGAGGAGTCATTATGGCAGGTACAGTAATTGGATTGACATTTGAACCAAAGGTTATTAAGCCAAAGAAAACCGGTAAGGCAAAAGAAGATAAGCCAAAGGAAGATAAAATAACAGTAAGTGAGCCAAAGGAAAATAAGGCAGAATAGGCGGTGGTCTTATGGTATATGCAAGTAAAGAACAGTACCTGAGTGAGCATAATCTTATCTCGGATGAACAGATAGAACGAAGATTAAAACAGGCGAGCCGACATATCGACTCGCTTACTTTTAATCGTATAACATCAAGAGGCTTTGATAATCTGACAGAGTTTCAGCAGGCAATAGTCATAGACGTATGCTGTGATATGGCTGATTTTGAGTATGAGAATGAAGATATGATTAATTGTGTCTTACAGAATTATGCTGTAAATGGAGTATCTATGCAGTTTGGCAGCAGTTGGAATGTTCTTGTGCAGAATGGAATTGCTGTAAAGCGTGATACATACCGGGTGCTTTGCCAGACAGGCTTGTGCTGCTTAAGTCTGGGGGTGTAAGTATGAAGTACCCTTGTTTGATATTAAAGAGCATGTGTAAGACAGAAATACACGTAGAGATAGAGCAGGAAGGCAGGAACATCTATGGAGAGCCTTTTGAACCTGTTATATGGGATGGCTTATGCAACTATCAGGACAGCGGCAAGACAGTATTAACAGCAGAAAAGGTGCTTATACAGCTTGAGGGATGTGCTTTAATACCGGGAGATATTGCACCGGAGCTTCCTGTTATTACTAAAGGTGATATAAAGGTGTTCGGTGTAACAAGGCATATATACAAGGGTACGAAGTGCCGTAATCCGGATGGTACGGTTAATTATGTAAGATTGGATGTGATGTAATGGCAAAGAATGTTAAGTCAACAGTTAAGCTTAATATGCCTATGGTAAGGAAGCTTACGGCAGCAGTGGCGACTTCATTAGAAATGACAGCGGAAGCTATACACACGGATGTTGTGCAAAGTCAAGTGATACCAAGAGATACAGGTAAATTACAAGGAGAAAGTACGCATATTAGTGCGGGAAAGAGTGAAACTGCCACTTACGAAAATGGACAGACAGTAACTAATGGTATTTCAAAAGCTGTAAATGGTAAGGTTATCATATCAACATCAGCACCGCAGGCAAGAAGATTATATTATCATCCGGAATACAACTTCCATCAGACACCGTGGACAGATGAAAGCGGCAAGAAACATGAAGGAAATGCAAATGCTAAAGGCAGATGGCTTGATGACTATATGAAAGGTGGTAAAAAGCAGGATTTTGCACCTAAAGCATTTGGAAAGTTTTATAAAAAGAATGCGGGGTTATGATGTTAGGAATAGGTGATGTAAGAGATTATATAGCAGGTCTTGGTATTGCAGACAATACTAACGTGTATTGCGGAAAATTAGACGACAAAAAGAATAAGAGCATAGGTGTTTACAATAATAACAAGCAAAGACCTGTGCAGATGTCGGTAGGCGGCTTAAATAACAGCTCTTATCGTGTTAAGTCTGTAAGCATATTGGTTCATTGGAACACGAGTGTAAGAGACACAGAGAAGACCGCAGAACAGCTCTACAATATGCTTAGGGATATGAACCATATTACAATCAATGATACTAAAGTGTTCTTCACTAAAATGCTTGTTGATGAGCCTGTTGATGTAGGGACAGATGATAATGGTATCTTTGAGTGTGTAATAGAATTAGATATTTATTATGAAAGGTAGGTAGAAGTATGGCACAGAATACTAAATTAGCCGGATATAATGCGGGTGCTACTCCGCTTGAAGGTGTAAATCCGGTACATACAATTCAGTTTGGAATTTGTATCACGGGAAGAAAAAAATCAGATACTCCGGAAACGATAGAAACTAAAGTGGTGAGAGATGCTGAAAGTCTTAGCATTTCAGTTGATGGAACTATTGAAGAATGGAATCCAATGGACCAGGCAGGCTGGGTTAGACGTCTTATGACAGGAAAATCGCTTGGAATGTCAATGGGTGGTAAACGTAACTATGGAGATGAGGGAAATGACTATGTGGCAGGTCTTGCTTACAAAACAGGGCAGGACTGTAACTCGTGGGTATCTATTATATTTCCGAATCTTGATCAGCTTCTTATCCCTGCGGTCATCAATGTAACATCACTTGGCGGTGATTCTACAAGTATTGATGCACTTGAGTGGGAAGCACAGTCAGATGGAAAACCAACATATATTGAGTATAGCCCAGAATAAGGAGATGAAAAATAATGGCAAATAAAACAGATTTTCAGGTAGTAGATATTTCAATGAAGATTACAAATCAGTTACCAAAGGTTATCATTACAGATGAGCTTATGGTTACTGTAAATAACAGAAAAAATAATATTCTTAATATTCAGGCAATGGCACAGGAATCTGAGAAGAAAAAGGAAGATGAGATGGCATTTATGACAAAGCTTCTGCAACAGCTAAAATTGAAGAGATGGATTTACCGCTTCCTGAATATAAGATGCTGTACGAGACAATAATGAGAGTTGCTTCAGGTACATACGGGGAGGAGCAGACACCCTCAAGGTGAAATATACTATGATTTGTTCGATGATTGGGAACTTGTAGAATCAAGTTTTCTTTCACAATATAGCATACGCTTGCGAAAAGATGATGATATGTCATGGTCCGAGTTTTGCTCTTTGTTATCAGGAATAATGCCAGAGACTCCGCTTGGAAGAGTTGTGAGCATACGGGCAGAAAAAGACCCGAAAATTATAAAGAATTTTACAAAAGAGCAAAAGAAGATTCGTAATGACTGGATTATAGAAATAAAAAGTTAATGAAAAATCCAAAAGCGTATAACGAATATTGGAATAATTTCCAAAAATGGGCTAAAGCTGCTTTCTCAAAGTAGAGAGCAGCTTTTTTAATGCCAGAAAGGAGATAATATGTCAGATACAGTAGGACAGATAGCTTTGGAACTTGGCATAGACAGCTCACAGATAGTTAATCAGCTTACAGGAGCTTCTAATAAGGCAGCTAAGCAGGCAACAACTATCTTTTCTGGGCTTGGTAAGAAGATAGCTGCAGGACTAAGTATAGCAGCAGTTACTAAGTTCACGAAAGACTGCATAGAAGTAGGTTCCAATGTAACAGAAGTGCAGAATGTTGTTGATACAGCATTTAAGGACTTAAGCTGGCAGGCAGACCAGTGGGCCTCCAATGCCATGGCTAACTTCGGCTTATCGGAATTGTCGGCTAAGAAGTATATGGGCGTATTTGGCCAGATGAGTAATGCTATGGGTATTACAGGTAAGGCGGCGCTTGATATGGCTGAAAATGTCACAGGATTAACCGGAGATGTTGCATCGTTTTACAACATCAGTACAGACGAAGCATATACTAAGCTGAAATCTATCTGGACAGGTGAGACTGAGACACTTAAGGACTTAGGTGTTGTAATGACTCAGACGAACTTAGACCAGTATGCACTTAATAACGGTTTCAGTAAAACTACAGCAAAGATGACAGAGCAGGAAAAAGTAATGCTACGTTATCAGTACGTAACAAGTGCTTTGTCCAATGCCACAGGAGACTTTGTTAAAACACAGGATTCCTGGGCGAATCAGACAAGAATACTTACATTAAGGTTTCAGCAGTTAAAGGCTAGTCTAGGTAAAGGCTTCATAGCATTGTTTACACCTATTCTGCGTGGCTTTAACAACTTGCTGGCGGGATTACAGAAGGTTGCGGATGGCTTTGCCAGTTTTGTGCAAATGCTCACAGGAGCAGATGTATCAACCTCTATGGGTTCGATAAGTTCGGACATAGCTGGTATAGGAGATGATGCATCAAGCGCAGCGGATAATGTAGGTGATATAGGAAGTGCAGCCAAGAAGACTGCTAAAGATATAGAAAAGTCGCTTGCAGGCTTTGACCAGATAAATAAGCTGACAGAGCCAACAGATGATAGTTCTGATTCAAGCGGCAGTACAGGTGGAACATCTTCAGGAATCGGAAGCCTTGACCTTATACCAGATGTGAGTAAAAGTACATCTAATGCCTCATCAGCAATTAGTGACTTTGTTAACAATGCAAAAGAAACATTGGGAAAATTAAAAGATTGGGGAATATCAACATTTTCACCATCATTTTCCCGAATCTGGGATGGACTGGTTAATAATGCATTAACAGCTAAGAACAATCTGACAAAGGTATTTGCTGATATACAGGGCCTTGGAGAGCCGTTATTAAGTTATTTTAAAGGACCTTTTACAGATTATCTTGTTTCAGTTGTAGATACAAATGGTGACATTATAAATGGTCTCTTTGATACATTTAATACTGTATTCATT